TCCGTCGTGTCAACAAGTCTTGCTGGATCGCCCGTTGTGAGGGTCAGGTTTGGGATGGCAGTTTGGTTGACGGTTGTGGTGCATTGCATCTAGTCCGACGCAAGATGGGACTTGAGGTTTGCTGACAGCTATCAAAAAAGCGTTTCGGTGCCACCAGGAGAGAGAGCAACCAGCGACACCGAAACAAACCTTGCGGATGAGTTGTTATTACGACTTCCGACTGCACAACTGAATGTAGTTGGTGCGTATACAGATGTCAAGTCATCTGAAATGAAATCTTTGGAATCAGGATTCCTGTATCGCTTTGATCTGACTCAAACGATCATTCGCCCAAGCCATGCCAGGGTCACCGCCCCATAGCGCCCACGCTATCCTGCCGGCAGACGGGAAGCCGTCCTCGCCACGCCGGAATCCTTCAGCTTCTTTATCAACCTCATGGCGAGCAAAGAACGATGACATTCTGCGTACCGTATCTGGAGACAGCCTCGCACGATTACGGATGTCTCTGGCTCGAGCAACGCCAACCGCTCCGCTCCCACGACGAAACTCCTCGCGCCAAGCCAAACCCCGTTCTGCTTCTGCGACCATCGCGTCCGATGGTGTCAGATCAAGGTCTGCGAGCGTGCGGTACTGAGTAAGTGCGGCTAGTGCCAACCCTGAAAGTCTCCCCTCAAGGTTTTCGCCTGCGTGTAGCGCTGCAAGGTGACTGAGTGCTTCTCGCTTCGATTCGTGGCAGGACAGTAAGCGGCCAGTGGTTTTACGGACACCCCAAGGTGAAGAAACTGGGCAACCCTCATCGTTGGCAATTATGTTCCAAGGCATTACAAATCTTCTCCGTCTAAACCAGTTTCCTCGCCAGCGATTTCCTCACCTGCAACTTCTTCGGAATTGTCAACGCCAGCCCCATCGAAGATAACTTCATAGGAAAGATCGCACTGGCAGTTGACGGTTTCCGATGCCGGTAGGCTCATGTCACCTGGATATTCGGCAGGGAACCCGCCGATTGTGAAAAATTCTCCCGCAGCAACCTGTTGGCCGTGAGCTTCCATGTGGGTGTCTCGGCTATTTACGAATTGGCATATCCAAGTTTTGACTGTGACCAGTCCACCAAGACCGATCATGTCCTGATTCAGAAGATCAAAAGGCGTTGACGAGGCTGCATTCTGACCGTTGTTGGTTTCCGTGACGGTCACAACATCAACCACGCCATCCGAGAGTGGCCCTGAAGTGGAAGGGTCGAACAGGCCAAGCCTGTCAACTAGCCAGCCTGGAGCTTCACCTGTGGCTTCGGAGGATGCGACGGCAACCCTGCCTTCCACCGTGTCACCGATCCCGTAAACCAGAATCATGCGAGCTTCAAGGCGGGCAGCAGAAGCTGACTCAACCTCTCCCGACCTAATCAACCAGAACAGGCCAAGGGCTATCGCAGCATCTCGAGCAATGTTGCTATACATCTCTTTGAGAACGGGGCGAACATCTCGGTCAACTGCTTCAATCCACCATTGTTGGTTCCAAAGATTTTCGTAGTCACCACCAGACTGGATAACGCTTTGCCTCAGCCTGTTGCGGACATCAGCGAAAGCTGAACCGACTGCTCGGCCAACTCTATATTTCCAAAGGTCTTTGTCTTCTTGAGATAGGACGAAGAACCCACCTATGAGCGCTTTATCTCTGTTGGAGACAAGGAACTCTGATCTCATCAGAACAACCACTTTCCGAATGTCCAGATGAGCCACACTGCGGGCATGAGCAACGCTATAGCGAACAGCCACATTGAGCAGACCGTAAAGAAGGTGACCGCTGCTGCTGCACCAGCAGGAATAGGCTTTTTCTGTTTTTCTGCTTCAGCCTCAGAGAACACTTCGCGCACCATTATCTCGAATAGTTTTGCTTGCTCGTCATCACTCATCAGTAAGGCACCTCATCCCAATGTTCTTTCTGTGGTTGCCATGAAGATTCTAGTTGCCAAACACCCTTCCAAGGCCACGGTGTAGACCGTTCGATTACATCGGGCCAGTCATTCTCTAGCCGGTCCCCACGCCATCGTCCAACATCCATAACCTCATTACCCTCAAGCTTGGATTCAAGCTTCAGCCCAATTTCAGGCCACCTCAACCAAAGACTCGAGCCATATGGCATCAGATCACGCGTGCCACCGGAACCTTTCGGAGCATGATGCTCCAAGATAAGTCCAAACCCGTACCTTGTTCGCAGATCATCGAAGACTGACATGACTTCAGATGATGCCTGCTCATCAGATTCTCGAGCTTCAACGCGATAAGCCTTGTAGATCGGACCCAAGCAGACCAGTGTTGGTCGAACGTGTGCAATGACAGCTTCAAGTTCTGACCTGTCACGCCTTGAACGCAGATTTACTCCGCCAGGGCGGTGCCATAGCCATGCTCGGTCGGGATCGTATTCCTCGGCAACAGAACCGACTTGAGCTCTAATCGGATTGCAAACGTCAATGATTGAATCGTCTGGATTCTCAAGGTCCACAATCAAAGTCCGGCATGGCGGTATGGGTGTGAAGCGCAGCGGATGAATCCCCTGAGCGGCAGCAATCCCCAGTTGTCGGAGCAGGACTGTCTTTCCGATCCCTTCCTGAGCCACGACCATGACGCGCCAACCCACGCGCATCAACCCTGGAATAACCCATTTGGGGCGCTCCGATATGGGTCGGTCTAAGAATGCGTCAATCGTCCAAACATCCCCCGGCACCTCAACAACATCGGACTTGTGAATGTCCAGCACGGCAGCGTTGAGCATGTCTCCAAGTTCAGATGGGTCACCATCTTGGCCGAAGGCCCGCTCCCCAATCTCTTTACATGCCACAATCAGTTTCCTGTAAGCCGCGCATTTGACAACTCTCGTCGCGTAGGCAGCGACATTGGATACGAAACCTGCGTTAGCAACCAAGCTCATAATTCCTGCCGGACCGATAAAAGCCCCATCCCCCTCAGAGAGCGTAAGCGCCCCTGAGAGAGTCGTAGCGTCCACAGGTTCCCCACGACCGTGCATACCGGCCATCGTTGCAAACAAGACCCTCAGACGAGGCGTGTAGAGGTCTTCAGCCGAACAGAGTGGCAATACCTCACCGATAGCCTCATTGTTCAAGATCATCGCACCGATCAAAGCTTCCTCGGCTTGCAGATCGTATGGCGGCAACTTGTCCTTCATGCTTCCAACTCCTTGAAACCTAAAGAAACGTCCTGCACAAGCGTTTCGTACATGCCTGAAAACTTGGATTGCCATGCGAACGTGTCAATCGACAATCCTGCGCAGGACTCAATGACAAGCCGATGAGTTTCGGGTCGTACTGGAACATGCCCAGAACCATTCACGAACCTCATCTGTTCCTTGTATCGCAACCATGTCGCAGCCTGGCTCAAAGCAACAGCGGAAGATGGAACACCTAGACCTGCTTTGCACAACGCAGCTACAGAAGGCCGAAACTCATCTGTGCGCAGCATTGCCTGAACACCGCTATTAGTTGACTCATACGGGAGACTTCTCAAACATTCCACATAGATCAAAGCGGTTTCTGGAGGAAACTTTTGGGACCACCCAAACTCGAGCATCCGAACAATTTTCGCTGCATCTTCGAGTTTCATGCCTCAACCTCAGCGTACAAAGCCATCACTTTGTCGGTCGAAGACATGCGGCCCTGCTCGCCGCCTGCCTCAAAGATGTCCCTGAACCGCTCAACGCGTTCCCCGTCCCTGATTGCAACAAGCAGATCATCAAACTTTTTGCCATCAGGATTGTCCCCTGCATGCCATGCAGACATCGCAATTCCTCTAGCCGCAGCAATCAGGTCTTGTTCGGTGTATCCCTCGCGCAATCGGGCAGCGACAGCGGCCCTGCGTTTCGCGTTGAGCTTGACTTTCCTTGCAGAGCGCCCTGTCGCTTCAACCCACGCTTCCATTACCCGCTCCGCTGTTCCTGCGTTTTTTGTTATCTGTCCGGCATCAACGAGTTGAAGTTCGGTGCTAGGCGGCAAAGAATCAGTTTTCTCAACATAAGTATTAGTCTTTTTATAGTCTTGACTCTTAGTACTGATAAGAGCGCCCAGCTTACCGAAGTCGGCTTTCTGGTCTTCGGTGCCGGAGACAGGTTTCCGGTCCTCGGTTGAGTCAACTTCTTCGCCTTCAGGCCGCTCGCTGACAATGGTTTCGGTGAACCATTGTCCATCATCCAACTGATATTTCAGTCGGGTCACATACCCAGCATCCTCTAGTTCTCGAATCGCTGTTCGGATTGCTTCGCGCCCCTCAGTGCATTGCTTGCTGATCTCTTGTGAGTTGACGCGCCAACCATCCGGCTTATCAAGAAGCCATACCAAAAGCCCCCTGGCACGCAACGATAAAGACTTATCATTGACTGTTCTTGAATCGACAACGGTGAACTGTTTTCTATCAACTACACGCAATGTCACTTTGAGTCCTTCCTTGCCGGACCAAAAAGTGTGCGTTCGATACCAAGTGCTGTATGCTTGGACTCAGGAACTGACACGCCAATGGGTATGGCGGAGGTGTCTTAGAAGGGTCGGGCGAGTACTAATCGTCCGGCTTCTTCGCGTTATGGGCTACCGGCCCCGTGAGTGTTGGACCCGGCTTTTGGGAGTGTATCAGATGGAGTGTCGGCAACCGCCGGAACGTCAGGTTGGTATTTCCACAGACCCACCTAACCACTGGTAACAATCTGACACTAGAGCAGGTTGTTTATGGTCGTTCCGACGGTCACAGAAAGTTACAACTTGGGTTTACGCCGCCTCTGTCGCTGCATGGCTCTGCGTTCTGCCCTGTTGCGAGGCTGCATTGGCCGATTACGCTTCATTATCTCATTGGCTGCTGCGAACGCTTCGGCCATCTGGTTTGTCTCTTGCTCGGATTCGGGTTCTAGTTCGTCGCCCATATCGGTTTTTCGGTTCCAGATTGTTGAGCGGCGGTTGCAACGTGGCTAGAAAACCCTTGAGTTATAGGGTTTTCGTCCACTTTTGGTGCCTCTTTGCTGGTAGAATCGGCTTGTGATTCTACAGGAGGTGACGGGTCTATTGGCTGATCCGTCACTTGCGCTGTGACTGTGACTGGTGGCGACACTATCGGCGCAGGTGGAGTGTCCAGTCTCATAACAAGTGACCTGAGAACTGCCGACCTGGACTCACCCTTGGCTTTTGCCCAGCCGTCGAGCCGTGCAATCTGTGATTCTGACAGGGAGAACGAGTACGTCTTTAGCTGTTCCCCAGTCTTCATTGGCCTGCCTGATTTTCGTGGCTCGGGTTTACTTTGTGGTTCCATCCTTCAATTCTACACTTTTCTATGGACGCTAATAGCGAATTGGTTGTCGCCACGGTCCGTGTCGCCAAGGATGTCGCCACTGCCGGCAATGTCGCCACCACTGGAGATGTCGCCAACCATGTCGCCAACCGTGTTGTCACTAATGTCGCCAAAGATGTCGCCAAAGATGTCGCCAACAAGATGAATAGAAAACCTATCCGTAAGCGTTCATTGAAGCGTCAAGAATTTATGACTGAAGATAGGATTCCAAGGATCGTGGCTATCAAAAAGTCGGGAGTCGGATGCTTGGTTTGCCCGCTGCTCGAAGATGAGATGATCGAAACCAAATGCGCTGGAGGAATCCAGGGTTTACACGAGCGCCGCAAAAGATCCGCAGGGGGAAGCCTCGAGAACCCTAAGAATCTGATCCCATCCTGTAATTGGGGCAATGCTTACATCGAAAACAACCCAGCGCAGGTGCGGGAACTGTTCGGTTCGATTCTCGTCGTAAGGGAAGGGGATGTTGAGTGGGATGAGCTTTCAATCAGAAATGACCGCTGATCTTGGAGAGTTTGCGGAGCTTCAGCCCAAAACCGATTCTCGCAAGCAGGAAAACATGAAGGATTGCGGGAAACGCGACACCTGCTGCGCAGATTCCATGCAATTCCGCTTGAAACGCCGATCAGATTGTATCAGTTGCAAACTTGTATCCCCTCAAAACTCAAGAGCGGAAGCCCTACGGACTTTCTCTAAGAAACGCAACCCTTGCAAACCGAAAACGTAATCCTGAATAAACAAACAACAAACTAAACGGCCTCAAAAATTTCAGAAAAATTCAGCCGCCCAGTAAACGCAAGGCCAAACCTCAAAACCGGAAATCGAAACCCAAACAAAATCCGCAGCGCAAAGCCCTGCTGAACACCAATTAGCTAATACTAAATTCACCCAACTCCCCCCTACTCCAAGACCCTGCACCCCAGAAAATTCGCGCACACACCGAGCCACACGCACGCACCAAAATTGTTTCATAATGAGCGCTCCAGAAACTTTCCGCACCCTTCCCTTTAGGTAATACAAAATTCGCGAACGAGCGGCCAGCCCGCCACCCCGCCCCCTGGAAAATTCGCGCATCGGCCAGCCGCACCCAGCCCCCAGCCCCCAGAAAATTCGCGCTGCCGGCGCTCGCCCCGCCGACCGCAAGCCCCGAAAATTCGCGCCCCCTCGCCGCCCGAAAATTCGCGCCCGCTCGCCCGCCAAATCTTTCGCGTGGATCGCGAATCTTGACATGAGCCCTTGTGCCGAGACTGCCGAGAGACCCTACCTGGACTGCTCTCGTGCCGAGAGACTGCTCTCGTGCCAAGACTGCTCAGACTGCCGAGACTGCCGACTGCCGAGAGACTGCCGAGAGACCCTACCTGGACTGCTCTCGTGCCGAGAGACTGCTCTCGTGCCGAGACTCCCAACTACCGAGACTGCTCTCGTGCCAACTGCCGAGAGACTGCTCTCGTGCCGAGACTGCTCAGACTGCCGAGAGTCCCTACCTGGACTGCTCTCGTTCCGAGACTGCTCAGACTGCCGGCACTGCTCTCGTGCCGAGACTCCCAACTACCGAGACTGCTCTCGTGCCGAGAGACTGCTCTCGTGCCAACTGCCGAGACTGCCAACTACCGAGACTGCTCTCGTGCCGAGACTGCTCAGACTGCCGAGAGTCCCTACCTGGACTGCTCTCGTGCCGAGACTGCTCAGACTGCCGAGACTGCTCTCGTGCCGAGACTCCCAACTACCGAGACTGCTCTCGTGCCGAGAGACTGCTCTCGTGCCGAGACTGCCGAGACTGCCGACTGCCGAGAGACTGCCGAGAGACTGCTCTCGTGCCGAGACTGCCAACTACCGAGACTGCTCTCGTGCCGAGACTGCTCAGACTGCCGAGAGTCCCTACCTGGACTGCTCTCGTGCCGACTGCCGAGACTGCCGACTGCCGAGAGACTGCCAACTGCCGAGACTGCCGACTGCCGAGAGACTGCCCTTGTGCCGAGACTCCCAACTACCGAGACTGCTCTCGTGCCGAGAGACTGCCGAGAGTCCCTACCTGGACTGCTCTCGTGCCGACTGCCGAGACTGCCGACTGCCGAGACTGCCGACTGCCGAGAGACTGCTCAGACTGCCGAGAGACTGCTCAGACTGCCGAGACTGCCGACATGGTTCCAGAACGCGTAACGAGCCGTCCCGAAAGACGGCCCGCTACTATCTGAAATCGCTACACGCTTAGACTCTATCGGTTGCGATTGCAGTAAATTCAGATGACTA